AGGTAACCTTATAGTTTACAAAACGTAAACGTTCCTATATGATTTATACAATGCAAAAAATATAATGATACTGAGGGAAATGCTGGGCTTTTTACTTTGTAAAAAGTGGCATACCCTTGGCCCCCAGGGTGCGTATATCTATAGGGGGGTATCACACAATTTTATTGCAGAAAAAACATGAAATAAAAAGTGAGGTAATAAATGGCGAAACCAATCTACAGCAACAGAGGTTTTAAATTCTATAAAGAAACGACTATCCCACAAGATACAGAAGTTATTATAGAAACCTGGCCTGGAGCTGATTACAATAAAGAAACAAGAGAGTACACTTCTGTACCTGGTACTGTTGATATTAAGATTTATAAAAAAGATCCTAATAAAGATTATGGTAAAGGTGATCCAGTTTTATTCTTTAGACAGTTTGAGAATAAAGAAGATGGTAAGTTAGATCCGGAAGATGCTCCTACAAATCTTGCAGCAGAGGCTGATATGGAGAAATTGGATGACGACATCCCCTTCTAAAAAAAGGATAATAAAACCTCCCCTGGATCGTTTCGGTGGTGTCCGAGTGGTTCAGAGGAGGATTAGAAAATCCGAAGTCATTGAGCATAACAAAGATAATGTTGCTCAAGAATTAATTGATATAGCTACTGCGAATATTGATGAGATAATGGATTGGGATGCTGAAGGTAATGTCAGTATTAGAGATCCTAAAAATATTTCTAAGTCAGCAATCAAGGCTATAAAAAAAATAAAAGTAACACCGACAAAGATGGGGCCACAGTTAGAAGTAGAGCTACATGATAAGGTTGGAGTGCTGCGTGTCCTGGCGAAAGCATCTGGATTATTAGAGCAAGAACAGGATGCAGATAGACCGAGTGTAGTACAAATTAACATGAGTGGACCAGAAGAACCTAAAATAGTTGAGGCAGAAGATGATGAGATTAATAACGCACAAGGAAGTAGAGAAGATCCAAGTAGCGATGTTAAAGAAACAACTGAGTGATCGTGAATGTGCCAGGTTATGTGGTCGTTCTTTAAAAGATTATAAAGATGTAGTGTTTAAAAAAAAGAAAGAAGAGAATACTAAAATACATATGATGGTAGGAAGGATCACAAGTGAGTAATGCAATAGCAAATTTAAATCTAGACTTTAGTACATCCCCTACTGTTTGGAAATTTTTACAAGATAAAAGTTTTGTACGAGGATTGATGGGGCCAGTAGGTTCCGGCAAATCGTATGCGTGTGCAGCAGAGATTATGATCAAAGCTGTTTCTCAAGTACAAAGTCCTCGTGATGGAATTAAGTATTCTAGGTTTGTTGTAGTTCGTAATTCTTATCCAGAGTTGAGGACAACTACTATTAAAACATGGCAAGAATTATTTCCAGAGAACATTTGGGGTGCATTTAGATGGTCACCACCATTAACGCATCACATAAAATTACCAGCAAGAGATAATGCTCCAGGCATTGATTGTGAAGTTATTTTTTTAGCATTAGATCAGCCTAAAGACGTTAGAAAATTATTATCAATGGAATTGACAGGAGCCTGGGTAAATGAGGCTAGAGAGCTGCCTAAAGCTGTTATAGATGGCCTTACACACCGAGTAGGAAGATACCCTACTAAAGCTGATGGTGGATCTACTAATAGATTTATTATTATGGATACGAACCCAATGGATGATGATCACTGGTGGTTTAACTTAGCAGAAAAAGAAAAGATGAAAGGTAAATATGCCTGGAAGTTTTATAAGCAGCCAGGAGCTGTTGAAGAGGCTATCGTAAAAGAATTACCAGAAAATCCAGAGGCTAATGGTTTTGTTTTTAGTGCTGGTAAATGGTGGTTACAAAATCCTACAGCAGAAAATCAAAAAAACTTAACTGATGGATATTACGAACAAACATTACTTGGTAAAAATTTAGATTGGATAAGATGTTATGCCCAGGGCAAATATACTTACGTTCAAGAAGGTAAGCCTGTTATGGGTGAGTATGATGATACACTAATGACAGAAGAGTTTATTGAACCGGATATTCAATACCCTATCCAGGTAGGTGTTGACTTTGGTTTAACTCCAGCAGCTATCTTCGGACAGAAACTTCCTAATGGTCAATGGGTAATACTTCATGAGCTTGTAACATTTGATATGGGCCTGGAAAGATTTGGTTATATGTTGAAAGGTGAATTAGAAACAAGATTTCCAAAGTATGATGTATTAGTTTGGGGTGATCCAGCTGGACAGAAGAGAGATGAGATCTTTGAAGTTACAGCATTTGATCATTTACGAACCATTGGATTAGTTGCTAGACCAACTGCTACGAATGATTTTAGAGTTCGTAGAGAGGCTGGTGCAGCTCCTATGAATAGATTGATACAAGGTAAGCCTGGATTATTAGTTGATAAAAGATGTAAACGATTACGAAAAGCCTTGAGTGGTGGTTATCATTTTAAACGAGTACAAATATCTGGAGGTGAAAGATATAAAGATCAGCCAAATAAGAATGAGCATTCTCACGTTGGAGATGCTTTCATGTATTTATTATTAGGTGGTGGTGAACATAAAAGATTAACCAGGGGTGGCAATAGAAACTTTACACCAGCTGTAGCAAGTGCAGACTTTGATATTTTTTAATGAAAAAAAAATATTTAATCAAAGTATGGAAACTTGGGCAAATAGAATTGCTAGAAGAAAAAATAATAGAAGTAGAAAATGATAATTGGAAAGGTTTAGTTCTGCATCAGCCAGGTACAAGAGCTACAGCAGAAGAGATAGATGAAACTACAAACATTAGAACAGATATTCAAAGTCCAGGGAACGAAGGTTAGTGTAATACCATTTAGGTCCTACTTGTTTAATATTATGGATCTTAATGAGTTTGATAAACTAAATTTATCACAGCCTAATTACACAGACTATATGGATGCAGCTGCTGAACAAGGTTATGGATACTGTGTTATTGATGATGGTAAGCCTATGCTTTGTTTTGGAGTAGTTCCTTATTGGCCTGGAGTTGCAGAATTATGGTTGATCCCTGATAAAAATAAAATTTCAGAACATAAAATTAAATTTCATAAAGGTGCATTACAGTTCATGAAGTTGGTTGCTGATGATTTAAAATTAAAAAGATTACAAGTAACTGTAAGTTCTGTAAATGTTTCTGCTCTCAAATGGATAAAAAGCATATATTTTGAGGAAGAAGGAATTTTAAAACACTATGGTGTTGATGGTTCCGATTATAAAATGTTTGCGAGGTACTTTTAAAACTATGGGATCATTATTCAAAATGCCAAAATACGAGCCACCGGCACAGATGGCAGAGAATAATAAGTTGCTAGATGAGAGAGAGGCTAGAGCTGATGCTAATGAAAAAAAAGAAAAAAGAAAATTAGCAGCAAGATCTAGATCAAGAAGAACATCATCTCGATTATTATTTTCTGATGCAAATAATATTCCGGCTTTAGGAGTAACAAACAATATGTCACCTTCAGACAGTATTAATCGTAATCCAATGGACACAGGAAGTAGGTACACATAATGGGAGGATCACCAGTAAAAGTAATTAAAAAAACTATCACAAGAGCATTTGGTGGAGGTGGATCTGATACACCAGCTGCATCAGCAACATCTGCAATACAAGATAGAAGAGAAGAAGTTGTTAAAGAAACAACAGCTAAAGGTAAAAAATTAGTTGGCAGAAAATTTAGAAGATCAAGAAGAAACAGATCTAACTTAGCTGGATTTGTACCATCACCGGTAGAGGCATTAGGAGCTGGAGTTAGAAATCCAACTGGTGCTGGAAAGACTAAACTAGGATCATAGATGGATAGAGGAATACCAGAGTACAAAAGAAATCCTAGATTTATAGATTTAAAAAAATCTTGTGAGTGTAAAGAAAGTTGTGAATGTCAAAAAGAAAGAAAGAAGGAGGATGAATAATGGCTGAGTATCACACAACAAAATCTGGCAAGAAAGCAAAAAAGGGTTTGTACTATAATATTAACCAGAAAAAAAAATCCGGCAAGAGTAATACTAAAGCTAAATCAACAATAAGCGATGAGGCTTATGCGAATATGAAGGCTGGGTTTCCAAAAAGAAAACGTAAGAAAGGATTAGTTGCATAATGTATAAAATGAAAATGAAAAAAAAACCTACTAATAAAAATAAAA